TACGTCCGAACCTTACAGATAATTCAGTTGTGTTAGTTGATTGAATAATTTTTAATTTTGGATTTCTACCTACCATCCATGCAGGAAGTAAATAAGATGCGAACTCAGACTTTGTATGTCTGGGTGCCATATTGATAATAACACGTTTTACTTTACCTTCAGCAATGTCATTAAATTTTTTAGCTACATCTTTATGATGTCTACCTTCAACAAAATCTGGCCAAACATGTTTTACAAATGACATGAAGTCATTTTTAATTTTAGATTCTTTTTTCTTCTCCTGATACTTAGCTACATATAAAGCTAATTCTCTTCTTACATCAGGTGGTAACTTTTCAAAATTTTTTAATTTCTCAATATCCATAAGTGCATTCGAAAAAAATTTTTGCAAAATTTTTTCAGATATGTTTTCAAGTAAAGCAAAAGTATTTTGGCCTTACTTATTTATAAAAGCTTATATAAATATCAATATATAGAGACTCCTTAAATTTACAAGCAGATTAAATGTACAAGAAAGTTCAAATTTCATAAAGGGTTTGGTACCTCTATCGAGACGAGCGAGCGAAGCGAGCGAGTCGAGACGCGAAGCGTCGAGCAGTCGGGGGGGGGGGGGGGGGGGGGGGGGGGGGGGGGGGGGGGGGGGGGGGGGGGGGGGGGGGGGGGGAGTGAGTGAGCGAGCGAGCTCGCTCGAGGGCTGCGACAATTTGTCGCAGGTCAAAGTGACGCAGGCGATTTTGTCGCCTGCGTCATGGTTTATTAACTACTAGGAGGAGTAGTTTTATAGACAATCCATGCAATATCTTTTGTCAAATGTGGAACGCCAATCTCCTCTAATGTACTGTCCACAACATCTGCAATTAACAAAATAATCGCTTGGTTTTGAGTTATCTTTTTTCTTTCTCTTAGTCATAATCTTATAATAGCACAATGGCGACGCAGTCGCCATTGTACATAGTGTCGCAGTTAGTCTAGTAATACCATATAAGCCTCAGCATTATTTTTTCTAAACCAATTAATGCCTTTTCTTACTTTGTCCCAAAGTTTAGAATGTCCATCAATCCCAACTTTTTTATCTTCCAAAGTTGCAAGATATTCATAATAGAATATTCCATCATGCACCTGCGCCTCAGTTCTCGTTAGCATAATAGATTCTCCAGAAAATCTATTTTGTCGTTCATGTGTTTTTTCTACTGTCATATTTCTCCTTTGTTAATAATTGCATTATAGCACAATGGCGATTAACTCGCCATTGTCATTATTGTCGCAGGTTGTAAATACTCCTTTAGTTTTTTCATACATTCATTTTTATTTAATAAATATCCATCTAATGAAGATTTCATTAATGGGCATTTTTCATCATGTCCAAAGCCTGTTACTGCGTGTACTACTTCATGATATACAATATTTCTTAGAGCATCTTCGCTCATATCAACTGCTCTTTTTGTAATCCAAATTTTTTTGTCCTTTAATTGTGCTACACCTAAAACATTGTGATTTCTTGCCTCTCCAATTCTTACTTCAATTCTTGGAAAGTTTTTTACTTCTCTTTTAATTTCATAAAGTAAAGTTACAACTTTGTGTCTTAACTTGTATGTTTCATTATTCATGATGAAGTTTTTTATTTCTTTTGTTTTCATACTGTCTCCTATTTGTTAATTGCCCTATTATAGCACAATGGCGACGCAGTCGCCATTGTCAATATTGTCGCAGTTAAACTGCATCTTTGTATGTTCTTTGCTCGTCGGTATCTCTATATAATTTTTTAATTAATTGATTTATTAAATCAACTCCCATTGATTCATTCATTAAAGTATATGAATCAGATTGATTAGTTTCAGAATCATAGACATTTGTTTTTTCACAAGATTCTAAATGTGATTTTAAACTATCAATTAAATTTAATCTTGTTGCGTGATATTCTACCCATTTGTTTTTCATATTTCTCCTTTTTGTTAATTGCCCTATTGTAGCACAATGGCGGAGTTCCCGCCATTGTCAATATTGTCGCACTATGAAGATAACATTCCTATTGCAATTATAAAGAAAAATGAAACAGCAAAAAACATAATAGATAAAATTTTCAAATCATGTCTTAAATCTGAAATTTGATTTTGCTGTATGTTAATAATCTTATCAGTATAATCACTAATTTTTTTTAGATCATCAAAATTTTTAACTACTGATTCATTAAATGACATTTGTTTTGTTTCAAAATTACTCATATTTATTTCTCCTTTTTGTTAATAATCTTATAATAGCACAATGGCTCGTTAAGAGCCATTGTACATAGTGTCGCAGTTATTTCCAAAGATCGCCAGATATATCATCTGCCTCTCTTAATTTTTTTTTAGCTAAATCATTGTCCCATTGTGCTGTGATACGAGCCTTGCTGTCGTCCATATCTTTTTTTACTAATTGCAAAATTTCATCTAATGTATCTGCAATTCTAATTAATGGGTTGATTGATCTGTCTTTTATTTCGTCGTTCATATTTCTCCTTTTGGTTAATAGGTGCATAATACCAGATTCTAGAATCATGCACCATTGTCCATATTGTCACACCTCTCTAGGTATTATCCTTGTTTCTGTCCATGAATGATAATTGTTTTCATGTTTAACTTTCTCCACTCTATCAATCGGTGTTTCAAGTGGTTCGCGTCTAGGCTCAATAGCTATTACTTGTTGTATGTGTTTATCTGTAAAATCATCATAACAACCTTGACTACAAAAGTAACTAGACCATTTACTTATGTTCCAATTATGTATTTTAACTTTACGAGTTCTTAAAACCTTTGAGCCCTTAACACCTCGCACTCGGTCAACTGTGTGATTGGTGTGACAATTTGGACCATGGCACCAATTAAAATCACTCATTATACATCTCCATTAAATATTGAAATTAAAACTATAGACAGTAGGGCAAAGAACCCTACTGTCGCAATTATTATTGTTGTTTCAAACATTAATTAACTCCTTGTTTCATTATTGATGAAGTGAACACCCAATCTCTAGTTGCATTACGATATCCCTCTCTTTCAACATCATAGTAAGTAAATATCGCTTGACCAGATTTGTCAGTCCACATTTTACATTCATCTGTCCAGATACCCTCTCTCCAGATAAATTCGTCATTATACTTTTTGGCTCTATAACCAATTCTAAATTTAGTTCCTACTTTCATATTTCTCCTTTTTGTTAATAATCGCAGTATAGCATAATGGCGAGGGTATCGCCATTATGCAGATTGTCGCAGTTAGTTCATAGCCTCATATTGTTGTCTTGCCAAGATTTTCTGTTCTCTTGTCATGGTTTTATTTTTCATAGCCTTAATTCTTTCAGCTAGATTTTGAGGATTGTAAATTGTCAATCCTGTTGAGTTGGTCTTGATAAGTTCTGCCTCATCAATTTTGATATCCAAACTTTCAGCAAGTTCAACTGCCTCGCTTAAATATCTGTATGCTTTTAAACCAATCTTCAACTCATCACATTGTTTATTGATTGTATCAATCCATTTTTGGTGTGATGTTATTAGACTAGACTTTGCACTTCGCCATTGTTCTAATTGCTCATATTCATTTTTAGTACATGCAATAGTTCTACTTCTACAATAAGAAGTTCCAATTACATCAAGCAAGAATTGGTCATTAAAAGTTTTACTCATGCCTGTATTATCGTCAGAATGATAACTTGACCTATGACCTAAAAATTTGTCATTTGCCTCTTGATGTTTTGTTTTGTGAGGATTATCTTGTTTGCCCTCTTGTTGTGCAAGGATATCAGCATTTAGTCCATTCGCTTTTAACTCATCTCTATAATAAGCATAAGCAAATTTTCTGCCCTCGTCATGCGAGTATTCACTCCCATTTAGATTACCAAACAAACCAAAATCAAAATGTGATTTTGTTTCTTTTGTATCGCCGTCCTCATCAACATCTTCGTTATGTGCAAAGTAAAAACATTTATCTTTTGCAACAACATCACATGGACTTCCATATTTATTTTTAAAGTGTCTTAACACTTTAACATCTTCTGTTGGATAAGCCCTTTCAACAATATCTGTTGCAAGTTTAAATGCTTTTGTATATTCAACATCAACATTTTCTCTCGCTTGAAGATATGCCTCTTTCTCTTGTGTGTTTTCATTTTCAAACACATTTTTTATTTTATTGAACAACTTATTTCGTAGTTCAGTATTTAGTCGTATTTTTGACATTTTACTCCTTTTGTTAATTGTGCCTCATTATAGCATGTATAAAAAAAATTTGTCATTGTGCATAATGTCGCAGGTCGCCTGCGACAAATTGTCGCGCGACAATTTGTCAAATTGACAGGTTTTTAAGTTCCAAGCAACAGGCATCAGGGTGCGACAATAATGACAATTTAATAAAAAATTTACCTGTGCTATAATGTATTTGTCTTTGAGGCAATACCAGACGGAGCATAAAGACTAAATCGATTGGTTGGTTGCTTATGAGGGACGCCTCAAAGACTTTATTAACTTAAATAAAAAGGAGAAAGTATATGCCTAGATACAAAGTACACTACACCGCAGATATTTGGGAAAGTGTAATAGTTGAAGCAGAGTCCAAAGAGAAGGCCAAAGAACTCTTTGAAATACATGACGACAACTATTTTGAGGCTAGAGAAGATGAGCCTGAACAACATGGTATGGAAAACATCAAAGTTGATGTCGTTGAGGAAATTAAATGACGGACTTTAATTTAAATTCATACAGCACCCAAAAGGTGCTGTGTGAAGAAGCCTCAAGCTTAGATGATGCTATGTTTGATGCTTATTTTCCAAAAATAAAATTGTCGGAGTTACTTTCTGAAATAGAAAATATCAACTGCGACAATTTGGAGAATATCATAAAAAATGACTTTATGATATAATTCATGCATCACTCGGTTAGGTGTCACACCTCGCGCTGTGCGACGTCTTCACCTGACCGAGACTGATCCCTGATCAGTTGTGTTAGCCTTGTTAGGCGAACACTAAGCTGGGTTGCAAGTCGCAAGCCGGATCAAGTGGAGCTCCAAGCTTCCACCGGGCCGATATCGACAACCTGATAAACCTTAGTGGTAAACCTACAAGCGTGCATCGTCGTAAGTGCTTAACCGCCAGCGATCATCGAGTAACGCAACTGATCTGGGATCAGTCATTATTGACTGTGGAGATAAACACTATAACAAGGCGGGCGGTAAAGGGATCCCCGAATGTTACCTGAAACTGTGGCCGGTAACCCCCCTCGTAGCATAGTGACTGATCATTATTTGCTGGACCATTTTATATGAGCCCTGCCTAGGCGGTAAACAATTGTCACCGGGCTCTTCACTGGGATGGTCCTGCTAATGATGACCAAGTTAGGGGTACATATCTTGCCTAAGGCATTTCCCTGGACCTAAGCTGTGACCTGAAAGGGTAGCGTCGATACTTGGACCAGGGCAGCCGCGTTCCCTGATCAGGATGGCTGGCCTGGTATATGAATTAAGCTCCAAGCGTCAAGCGTCAAGCGGCGAGCGAAGCGAGCCGCAAGCGACAAGCAACATGCGACAAATTGTCGCAGGACAATTTGTCAAATTGACTGATCAAAATGCGACAATGTGTACAGTTTAAAAATAAAATAAAAAAGTTTATAATAGGTGAAATTAACAAAAGGAGAATAAATTATGAATACAACTGAAGCGTTGAAGCTGGTCGGAGGGTTAAGTAAACCCTCTAAGATGCCAGGATGGGCCTATGGCCTACCAGCTGACGAATGTAAGACTGGCGGCAAATTAAAACTAATACCAAACTCAGTATGCTCAGGCTGTTATGCTGATAAAGGCTGTTACGTGTTTCCGGTTGTGCAGGCCGCGCAATACAGACGCCTTGCTGCTATACGTAACCCCTACTGGGTTGAAGCAATGGCAACGTTAATCAATTCTAAAAAATCAAAATGGTTTAGATGGCACGACTCTGGAGACGTGCAGGACCCTGAACATCTTCTTAAGATCTTTGAAGTATGTAAACAGACACCGGAGACCAGCCACTGGCTGCCAACGCGTGAAGCGTGGACTCAAAAATACCTGGACCAGGTTCCAGGAAACTTGACTCTTCGATTTTCTATGCCGATGATTGACCAGGCTGCGGCTGGCAATTGGAAAAACACGTCAACGGTAGTATCAGGTGAAGGACGAAGCTGCCCGGCCCCTGATCAAGATAATGAATGCAAAGACTGTCGAGCATGCTGGGACAGCTCTGTGCCTAACGTTGCATATGGTAAACACTAATATGACATTTGTATGGAGACATCCAAAGTATTACAAACGTGCGACAAATTGTCGCAGGGACAATAAACCACAGAAAGGAGACGAGGATGAGCAGCAAGCTACAAGCGACAAGCAACAAGCTTCAAGCGACAAGCGACAAGCGCCTGAGCAAGAAGAGAATTAAGATCCATGAAGCCTGGGCCTTTAAGAACGGATACCGGGATCAAGCAACATGCGACAAATTGTCGCGCGACAAAATGACGCAGGGGCGATAAGCCGCAAGCAACAAGCGTCAAGCTACAAGCTACAAGCACCCGGATTCCGGGTGCAAGCGTCAAGCTACAAGCACTTTAAAAAATTTATTATGTCGGGAAATCCCTGGCGCATTGGTTCCTGCTTCAGGCCACAGGCTGCAAGCTCTCTTATTTCTTTTCCTTCATAAAGTTTTGGAACGTTAAGAGAGGCATCAAGAACCAGGATAAATGTATTGTGTGGATGCTTCACATGGAAGCCAATTTGATGTGGTGAGAATTTAATCTTGTTAGTTTTTGTAACTTTTAATTCTATAGTGAAAAAGTTGCAGTTATTATTATAGACCAATAGATCAGGAGTACCGGGAACGCTAAGATTCTCCAGTCGAATAAGCGAAAATTCTGTAAAATATTTTTTAACTTTTGCATAAAATTTGGTTTCAGGTTTCATGTGAAATTCACACTAACAGGCTAATCTATTTTTTTCAAAACCTTACCCATATTCCATGTTTCAGCTTTAATAGTAAAGACGAGTCGATGTGTTTCTCTAACTCCCAATAATTTATTTTCTAATAATTGTAAAGAAGTAATATCATAATATTTGCCATCAGGCAGACATACCTGAATACGTGCCTCACCTGCTACAGGTGACTTCAGCATTTTATCTAAAACTTGTCTTAATAATTTTCCGTTCATAATTTCTTTAAACAACGGGGCGCTCAGTATCAGCCGAATGGTTATCTCCCACGGCATCGTAAGCCAACGCCCCATTGCCAATCAACAAAAACAATGGAGACCAGGGTCGAACCAGAATACATTTGGTTATATTGTTTCTGCCCCTGGCATACACTAGTTGTCAGGATATTGTTTCGACCTGACAACACTTGTAATTTAGTATTGTTATGGTAAAAGTCAATAGAACTTAATGCGACAAAATGACAAAAGAAAAAGGTAGACAATGGGACGGAAAGTCCAGAATTTCTAACGATACATATCGTAAACGTTGGGACGAAATATTTAAAAAAGAAAAATCTGTATCTGAATTATTACAGGAAGGATTTGAAGAGGAGCAAAATGGGAGTACCGAAGAGACTAACCAATCAGCAGATTAAATTTGCAAATTTATTAATAGCAGAACAAGGAAGAAAAACTGCTACACAATGCGCAATAGATGCTGGATATGCTAAAGACTCAGCTAGACAAGCAGCCAGTGTATTACAAAATCCAAAAAAATATCCATTAGTGGTACAATATATTGGAGAGTTAAGAGAAGAATGGCAAAAGCAATATGAAGTTACATTTGCAAATCATATTGCAGAATTAGCTAAATTAAGAAATGAGGCTAGAGATAAAAAAGCATGGTCAGCTGCAGTTAACGCTGAAGTTGCGAGAGGGAAAGCGGCTGGTCTATATATAGAACAAAAGATAATCCGTACTGGTAAGCTAGAAGACCTATCGACAGAAGAACTAGAGTCACGGATGAAACAAATAATTGACGATTATTCACCAATCCTAGATGGTGTAGCAATTGAAGAGATAAAAGAGAAAGTAAAAGAAGAACCGAAACCATATACAGATAAAAATCTAGAAGAAAAAGATTCATCAGACGAAGACCTTCTCTAATTTTTTAACACACCCCATTGGAAATACATTTCTTCCACTAAATACTTCATCATCAACATCATAAGTTGAGAATGTTTTTAGTTCTCTTTTGTTTTTAGAATAAATAAATGAATATGTAACTAAGGTTGAATAATCCATTTTATCAAATTGTTCAGGGTTTGCATGGTCTTCTTCACCTGTAATATCAATCCAAGTTACTTTGTATAGATAGTATTTTTTCTTTTTAATTTGACAAACAATCGGTTTTTTCATTTTTTCTATAGTATATTTTTTTACTGTTTTATCTTTTTTTAAAAAAATCTAAACATCAAACGTTGAGTAGGGCCTCTTACCTGGAACATTTTGGAACAGAAATAAGCATTGATTTTACTATGTTTTTAAAAAGCCATATGTAAAAAAGTGTTGGTATTGCTATGTTCCAGCGTTTTAAGACGTTTTGGAACATTTTAGGTCAATTTTATGTATATATTTCAATAACTTAGGAGATGTTAACTCAAATGTTCCAATGTTCCAGTATATTTTTTTTTAAAAAAAATAAAAAAGTAAAACAGTAAAATTATAAACTATGGAACAATCCCAGATGCCTGAAGCCTGATTCCTGAACCATAGCGCCTTTATTTAGCCTCATTTTTGCCTAATTCATTGTAGTATTGGTCAACTCTCCTTAACCAATCCCACATATACTTTTGAAACTCGGTGCCGGATACTTCAAATTTTTGAAATACATTGTCTTTAGTACACATCAATACAACTCCAGAGTTAATAGCTGTACCATAAACTTGGTTATGAGCTGTTGCATATGCTGCGAGTTGTAAGAAGTAATCCGTGATCCATTCCTTCTTTTTTCTAGTATTTGATTGTTTAAAGTCCAATATAGCCTGTTTTCCTTCATAAACACCCGCTAAATCGCAGGCTCCTGCATATAAACCAGGATAATATAAAGTGATCTCAGTACCCCATATTTCGTCCATAGAGCCACGTAGACCTTCAT